GCAGATGTAACGTATGGGTTAGCAATTAAACCGTAACGTGTCTTGAAGCCAATTTTTGGCTGGAAGCTGTTAGGATCAACTGCGCGAACCATTTGTAAAGGAACATATGGGCAGTAGAACATACCTGCGTCATAAGGAGAAGAACCCTTATAACCAACCATGTAGAACTGGCTTGCTGAACCTAGGTTGCTGGAATACGGATCAATATAAACACGATAGCGTCCGTTTAGAACACCAGCGAATGTATTGCCTGTATCGTCAACATTTAGACCTGTGCTCAAAGCTGGAGCGTAGTCTAGAACACCTGACATAGCTAATGCACTTGCAACGTCTGCAGAGCAAACGATGAAGTTACCTTTACCACGACGTGTGTCTTGTGCAATGTGGTTAGCATCACGTTCAATGTTGAACAATAGACCTTTGAAACGCTCAACAGACCAACGTCCATTAGAGTCAACGTCTAAGTCAAATGTACCAGCAGATGCTGTTGCAGGTGAACCTGGTTTAGCAACTTTGTAAATTGTACGAATAACTTCGCGATTAATTTCAAACATGAATTCTTGTGACAAGATGTTTGATAATTCTGCTTCAGCGTCAAGACCGTGAATAGCTTTCAAGTCTTGTGCTAATTCAACAGTGTACTCAGCCTTCAATGCGCGTGATTTTGCAGTAACTGTTGTCTTGTCAATAGAGAAAGACATTTCGTTGAATGCTTGACCACCAGTAGTGCCCATAGCTTCAGCAGTTGCTGTAGCAACGCCGGCACCTGTTGTGTAAGCGCCGCTAACAGGATTTGACCCTGCGTGCGTAGTTGCAGTACCTGCAAATGAGGTGTTAGCTTCATTGTACAATGCTTCAACGCGAGTTGAAGTATTGTTACGCTCTGTACCATATGTAGAACGCATTGCAAAGATCAAACCTGTTGGACCTGTCATTGGCTGAACGCCGCAGATGTCATAAGCCATTAGGTTAGGCATTGCACGACGTACTAAACCGATCATGATCGGATCATACTTGTCGATACCGCTTGTTGCGTTAATATTGTTTGCAGGAGCTGCCTCAAACATTGCGCTACGCTCTTCACGTAGTGAACGCTCTTGGTTCTCTAACAATACAGATGTAACTGCACGCTTGTAGGAATCCTTGATCGCTGGAAGATCAGGGTGCTCTAAAATGGCTTGCCATTTTTGTTGTAAGTTTTCAGATAAAAACATTTATTTTCTCCTTGATGGATAACGTATTAATTACGCTCTTTTGATTGATCTTGAAAGCGCTTGCGCGTATGCGTTGACTACAGTGTCACCCGTATAATCAGGTGTACTGCCATTGTCTTCAATTAAAGTTTGTTGAACTTGTGAAGTCTGTTTAGATTCAGTTAATTGCTTCTTAGGGAAATAATTTTCCTTAATAACAGAAACTTTCTCTCTATATAGATCTTCATTCTCAAAATCAACACCCTCTAAAAGCTTACCTAATTTAGCTGCTTCTGTATCAGCTAGATCTTTGGACAGTTCTTCGACAACTGCAATTCGCTTTAAAGAAGTGACTTCTTTGTTAAGGTCTACATTGTGACCAATAGCTTCGTCTAGTTTTGCTTCTAGTTCTTCTGCCTTGGCTTGTAGTTCACCGATTACATCATATTTTTCTTCGGGTACTTCAATGTAGTGTTCCTTGAATAATACCTTTAGTCCTGCCATGAAGTCTTCTGCAATCTCTGTGCGAAGACCATTCTCAATGGCTAATTCGTTATCTCTAATGTAGTTTTCGACCACATAGTTTAGATACGAGTCAATTTTCTCAACAATACCTTCTTTGTAGTCAGCTACATCAGCTGCATACTTTTCTTCTAGAGAAGAAGTTACTTTGTCCATTTCCGAATTAACGCGAGCAATAACTGCTGCTTCGAAAATAGATGTGGCCTTCTCTTTAAATTCTTCTGAAAGATCATCGCCAAAGATTGGTGATAGATCGATTGCGGCAGGGGCTGCTACAACTTCATAGTCATCTTCAGCTACAACGTCTGCATCATCGGCTGTCTCATCTTCTTCGCGCATTCCTGCAGAAGTAGGTTGACCGACAACAGAAGTAGGATCTGCCGTAGTAGTGAAATTAGGAGCGGATCCTGGACCAGACTGTGTTAATGCGTTTTTCTTAACATTACCAGAAACTTTGGCACCCTGATTCTCTTCTTTCTCATCACGTACTTCGTAAGAAGCGTCTTGCGAGTCGCCCTGTTTTGGGTTTGTTGCATCGCCGCTATTCGCTGGCTTAATAGTGCTGTCTTTGTTGACGCCGGTTGCGCCCATCATATCAGCCTCTTCAAGACTTGCTTTAGCATCTACGCGCCCTAGCAATTCTTTAATTTTGCTTTCTACTGACATTAGTGTCTCCTAAATGGATTGTTCTTAATTATTTATAAGTTTGGTTATCTAGATAATCTAGACATAAACTCTTCAAACATCTTTAATTTTGTCTCTTCGAGATTAGCTTTAGATGCCTTCTTTAATGTTTGTTGCGCTCGTTCGACGTCAATCGCTTTCCAAACTCCGTTTTCGCAAATCCATTCTGCAGACTCATAAATGCCTTGAACATAGGCATCATGTGCTGACGGATCCGCGACAATATCTACAGTCGCAAGATGAAAATCATCCTGTACTTCATTAACACCCTCTTTATTGAGTTTTAATGATCCTAACCCTCTAGATGAAACTCCCAACATTATTTCGTTCTCAATTAAATTGCGAGCAATGTTACCCATTGGGGTTTCTAAAATTTTTGCTTTACCAATTACATTTTTACCTTCAAAACGAAGGCTTGTAATTAGGTGAGATACTTTATCTAAATTAAGTGTTGGGTTAGAAGGATGCCCTAACTCTCCCAAAGAACGCTTCTCGTCAATTAATTTTTGATATCTAGCAACTTCTTTTTCCATAACAGCCATGGGATACATTCTACCATTTCTGTTAGGTTGTTCTGCCTGCATGAAAATGCCTTCAATGAAAACATTCTTACCGCCACCTTTTTTATCTTCTTCAAGATATTGTAGGTCTTGTACGACTTCTGTAATTAAACGCATTTTTATCTACCTATTATACTTTAGTTTGTTGATCAGGTTCTTGATACCCGTTTTTCTTTGTCAATGTTAAATATAATGTTCCGCCAGCTGGTGGCAATAGAATATTTATATTTGAACTAGAATTTGAATTATCAGGAAATCCAAACATTTGTGTTAAGGACCAATTGTCATTGCCAAACAATATCAATGTATTTGCAGCTGCAGTATGTGGTCTTTTAATAACAATGGGGGATGCAACTGAATCGGATGCAGACCAAACCATGCCTGTAATTGTAACATTAGTATTAGCGTAACCTAAAAAAGTTTCATCCGCTAAAGCCAAATCAGAATTTAAATCAACGTTGGCCTGACCGTCGCCGACAAATTTAACAACCGCCTGTTGTCTAACTTTTTTAATTACCGTTTTTGTGACAGCCATTTGTGCCTCTTAAAAGTTTCTAGATGCGGCAGACGCTAGTCTTGCAGCAAAATTTTGTTTACCAATAGCTTTAGTTACGCCACCAATTGCTTTGATGCTTTTAGGTACACCTTTTTGTGTGTTACCACGCTTTGAAGCAACTTTGGGGTCTGTAACTTTATTCACATATGATTGATATGTAGATGATTTCAATTCGTCAATTTGATTTTCGTCATCTTGCTCAACGCTATCACCCATATAGCGACCTTTTTCATATCCTCTGCTATTGGGATCTGCTTTGGGAGCAGGTGCACTCGCAGGCTTTGGATATTGTTTTGCGCTGGCGGTTTTAATGCCTTTTTCCAATTTGGCTTTTTTAGCCATTGAATTTGCATCAGTGTTGTTTCGTATGCTGTCAAATTTCTTGTGGCCTGCTACTTTATAATTTTGTAAAGTATTTTTTGATAATTCATCTAAAGTGTTTTCGCCGTCTGGTTCAAATGATGCAACTTGCATTGCGCCTTTTGATTTCATCCATGCCTCATATTCAGACATATCGCGGAATTTTTTCCCTGTAATTTTTTGCTTCATCTGATCTTTATCATTAGTTGCAAAATATTTTTTCATATCTGCCAATTTAGCTGATACAGGAGCAGGTTTTTTATTCTGTGAACCAAAAGATAAATTCATCTCATCTATTTCACTTGACATATAGTTTGAAACAGTTGAAATATAATCTTCTGCCAGTGTAATTTTAGATTGAACCCACTCAGGAAGATTATCATTGTCTTCTAGCATATCATGCACTCTTTGAGCATTCATTATAATACTTCGTAATTGACCACGGGCCATATCGCCTTCGTAATCGTATTCACTTTTTTCTTTGGCTTCTTTAACTTCCGAAGCATGATGCTTTGATAACTCAAATGTAAATTTACCAGCTTGTACAGGCATACCTGTATGAATAGCTTGATGCTTAACATTTGTACCGTGAATAGCATTGGCAACAGATAAATTAGCGTGAGTATGAATATTACCTTCTGAGTCTTTTGTAAGCACTAAAGGATCTTCATGAGTTGTAGTAACTTCTTCATTTCTTTGAATGTTACCTTTTAAAGTTTTAACATCTTGTTTGTTTGCTTTTCCTGTGCTAGTTACACGAGCAGGAGTTCTGTTTGCAAGTTTATCATAACTTCCAAGTGTATGGCCTGGTCTTGCATAGTGACTTTTAGCATCAGCAGCACCTTGAACAGCGGCCGCAGATTTTGCATCTTTAGTCTTTTTGGCATGGTCTGCAAATTTTTGAGGATCGTGTGACTTACCATAGTAATAATCAGAATCAGGATCCGATGCTGACTTAGCAGCTTTAGCTAAAATCTTTGTTGATATTTCATCAAGATTTTCTTCAGCAACTCTTTTAGCGGCTGCTGTAGCAATAGCCATCTTTTTGCCCATGCCCATACCTGGATTCTCGCGCTCCATGGCCATAGCAATTTCCTCTCGCTTTTTCTTTTCAGCGGGAGTAAGAGTTTTTTCTATTAAATCTAATCTTATTTGATTAAACTTCTTCATTTTCTTGTTCTTCTTTTTGTCCGATT